GTAGATGCTGCCACGAACTTTGACTATGGGGCAAGGATTCGAGCTGTCCAGAACGGAGCTGCTTCAACTTATGTTCCTACTGACTTATTTCTCTACACCTACAGCGATGCTTCGATAAATACCAATCAGTTGGTGTTACATCACGATGGTGGTGTTGGTGTAGGCACTGCAACACCAGCCACAGCTTTAGAAGTAAATGGCGCCATAACCTTCAGGGAGCTTTCTGCTGATCCTGCCAACCCTGATGAAGGTTCAGCAGTAATCTGGATGTCTGACGGTACAGGCTCCGGTTCAGATGGCGATATACTTCTCAAGCGGACAGCGGGCGGCGTGACAAAAACATACGCTATTGTGATGTCGGAGATCTGATGGCTAGTCAACCTATCTTAAAATGCGGTGTCAAATCAGTAGGCGCGGGAGCTACCACCGTAACGATAACCTTTGCCTCTGATGAACTCTCTGGAGTTCCAGCTTCATTTCCAGCTGGCTACACCGTGGCAGTAACAGGAACCCCCGACTGGGCGACAAGCGTCAGGATTTCAACCGCCCCGGATGTGGATGGAGTTACCTTCACTTTTGGAACCGCTGCCGATGCAGTGTACGGAGGAACGCTTTACTGGAACGCGATAGGGAGATGACATGATTACGTTAGCGACGCCGTTCGCAAACAAGCAATACTGCTTCGAGGATTACTACCGCGGGATCTTGAATCTCGACTATCCCAAAGACGATATTCATTGCCTCTGGTATGACAACTCCAACGATAAGGATTTCCACAAACTGCTCGGGGAGAAGATCAAGGTTTTCAAGCGTCACCAGATAGTAGTTGATGAAACCCCGCACATGACGATTGAAAACACTACGGATTACGGCAAGGTTTCTTACCGAGTAGCACAGATGTATATGAACCTGGAAAAGTTCCTGCCAGAGAGCGACTACACCTTCATTGTGGAAGATGATGTTGAGATTCCGCCTGACACTCTCACCAAGTTACTTGAGATATTCACCAGATACCCCAAGGTTGGCACCGCTGTCGGCTCAGTGAGTTCCCGACGCATGACCGACAGCTTGTTCAAGCGTCCGGTCGCCTGGTGGTTTGAGGAGCGCAGGGTCTTTCCGTTCCCTGACGACTGTAGAGAGATCCAGGTTGAGCATAAGCGCTATCAATCCGTACCGCCTTTCGGGATCAGGATAATTGGGACAGCGCATACCGGATGCTGGCTCGCGCCAACGCACCTTATCAAGAAGCTCCACTTTGGATATGAGGAAGATGGCGTCAAACCAAATGACGCACGGTGGGGATGGGTCTTACAAAAGGCCGGCTACTACATGGTCATGGATTGGTCTGTTGTGTGCAAGCATTGGTGGATCTGCGACGGCGAGAAAGGTTATTACTGACAAGCAAGGAGAAAACAATGGCATCTGAACAAAAGATCAACCGGGCATTCCTGTGGACCAAGGATCTTCTTATCCTGATGATAGCGGCGGGTGGAATCTTTGCGGCGGCTAGCAAGTTCTGGTTGCTGCCTACTGCCAATGCGGAGAAGATCGAGGTCAATGTCGTTCACATCAAAGAAACCAATGCGAAAGTTGATGATCTTGGTTTGAGTATGGTCAGACAGGAGGCGCACCAAGAGGATGTTATTCGGCGCCTGGATAGGATACAATTGAAGCTAAACGGAGGGAACCCATGAGAAAGCTGATCGGCTTACTACTTGCCCTTGGCCTGTGCGCCTTCCCTGTAGAGGCAAGAGCGTCCGCCTTCACATGGGATTCGGGATACAAGGGTGATGTGCCGGATGCAGAGGACATCGCCACCAGCACCACCAACTTCGGCGGGATCCTCTCCTCCAGCGATACCTACGTCCAAACCGCGCTCGACACCATTGACGACTTCTCCACCACGCCCTCTTTCGCCACCAGCGTTACCGTAACCGGCAGCGCTCCACGCTACATCTTCACCCCTGATGCCGGCGATGCCTTCGAGATCGTGGCCACCGGATCCACCGCTTATCTGGTGGATACCACGGACGGCGTAATCGGGTGGCTCCTGGATGATGCCCTGCACCTGGGAGAGATCGGCTTCGAGCCAACCCACGTTGAGGTCCATGTGAGCCAGACCGGGGACACCAGTGTGCGGCTCGGGACCAACACCATCGGCATTGATGAGCTTGATGCTATTGATACGCCGGCGGACACGGAAGTATATACTTATGATGCCACCACTGGCCGAGGCGAATGGTCCTCGGCAGCAGCCGGGGACATCAGCGCAATCGGGGATGTGACCTCCGGCGCCGCATTCGATGGCACCCAGGGAACCACACTCACCTTCAACAATGCCGGGGGCGATGCCACGCTTGATTATGACGGCACCGACATCGAATCCAGCACCATCCTAAAGGCAACCTCGCTCCTGGAAGGCGCCAACGCGGTCCCCAACGCCACAGATCACCTGGGCTTCTTTGCTGCCACAACCTCTGCTCAACTGGCAGGGGTCCTGAGTGATGAGACAGGCAGCGGGGGTGGGTTTGTCAGGGCAACGCTACCCACCATCGCCGGTATCGCTTGTACCGGGGACATCGACATTGATGCTGCCAATGCCAACATCACCATTCAGCACACCGGGGGCGATGAATTCCACTTCGGGACAGAGGCCGGCAGCATCGTCTACATCAGCGATGCTACTGATGGCGTCACCTATTGGCTGGCCAACATCCTCCATGGCATCGAGTATGGGGATCCGAGCGTTACCTCTCATGTGTTCCGGGCATCGGCCACAGGGGATGCGGTGGTCCAGCTGCCGGGCAACTCCATTGGTGGCGGAGAAATGGTGGACGCCACAACCGCAGCGGCCGGGGACGTTGAGCTTGCCACCATCCTTGAAACCACTACAGGTACGGACACCGCGAGGGCTGTAACACCTGATTCTCTGGCAGGGTCGGATTACGGCATCCAAACGGTGTCCATCCTGGTCTTTGATGATTCGACAGCAGCAGCGGTAGCGGATGGCGCCGGGGATGTATTCTGGAGGGTGCCTTCCACCCTTAACGGCTACAACCTGGTGACCGTAGCTGCTCATGTTCAGACCGCAGGGCAGAGCGGAGAAACGAATGTCCAGATCCACAACGTCACCCAATCCGCGGATATGCTCTCAACCATCATCACCATCGAGGGCAACGAGAAGGATTCGGCCACCGCCGGCACCCCCGCGGTGATCGATACCGCCAATGACGATGTGGCCACGGCTGATGAGATCCGGATCGATGTGGATGCGGTCAACACCACTGCCCCCCAAGGGCTTCTAGTGGAGCTTCAATTCCAGGCACCATGAGGAAGCTGATCGCTCTATTCATAGGGCTTGGTCTAGTTGTCCCGGCATGGGCTGGCAACATCATCTTTGTTCGCAGCGCAGCCAGGGTTACAGTCAGCGGTCATGCCACCCTGCCTACCTCTCTCGAATCCTATTGGGATCTTGAGGAAACATCCGGCACCAGGGTTGACAACCCCGGAACGAATGACCTGACCGACAACAACACCGTTACTTATGTGACGGGCAAGCAGGGCAACGCCGCCCACTTTGAGGTAGACACCACTGAGTACCTATCCATCACTGATAATGCTTCCATCTCCACAGGTGACATCGACTGGTCATTTGCTTGCTGGCTCAATGTGGAATCCTATGACAGCGGGAACAAATGCATTGCTTCTCATGACGTCGCGGTGCGCAGCTATCAGTTTGAGCTTCAGGATCAAGGCAGTGGCAACTTCAGGGCTGACTTCCTTGTCTTAACTTTCGATGGGGGAAGCTCCGCCCGGGTGGGCGCCGACACCTTCGGCAACCTCTCAACCGGAGTCTGGTATTTCATCTATTGCTACCACGACGCATCGGGCAATGAGATCGGGATCTCGGTCAATGATGGCACGGTTGACACCACCGCCACCGGCGGGATTGCACCAGGTGACGCCGATGGCGCATTCCAAATGGGTGCGCGTGATGGAAGTAGGTGCATTGACGCCAGCATTGACGAGTTCGGGTTCTGGAAAAAGGTGCTGTCCTCAGCGGAGGTAACGGATCTCTACAACTCAGGGGATGGGATACCCTATGATTAGAAATCGGTATGAGTATGGTCCTTTATTTCTAGTTGGGTTCTTTGCAGTTCTCGCGATGCTCGGGTGGTTGTTGGTTTTTGCGTGGTCGTCCTGCGGCCAGACGGTGGATCAAATCGAGGCGGCCGCGCAGGAGGTCTTTGACAGCATCACATGGGACCAGGAGGAATACAAGCGCAAGCATGGAAGATACCGGCAAGGCAAAGCTGATGTTGATGGGATCCCAATTGACATTCACGTTTACGATGGACCCCATGGCGTCGGCTATGTGGTGGAGGCCGAGTGCATCCGCAATGACAGGACCTTCAAGCGCTCCATCAATTATGGACCGGAGGAATGGAAAACAAGGAGTTGGCGTGATGTTACAGGGGATGCTGCTCCTGCTGTTTCTCCTGATGTCCTCACCCGCCCACGCCGCAGAGATCCGGGTTCACATACCCGACCATCTGATTGAGGAGGGCGCCAAGTGGCATCACTACTACAAGGAGCCACGGCAGGAGAGCAAAGAGCAGTTCGTGTTAGACCGCGTGATCGAGGACTCTGAGCAAGCATTGGACACCCTGGTCTACATCAGCACATGGGGCAGGGTATCAAGCTGCGAGGATGCCGGCATCACGTTTGAAGTGGTAGAATAGGAGAAAACGGAGGTAGTCATGAAGAAGCTGATTGCATTGGTTTTGATCGGATCGCTGTTCGCGTTTGCTCCTGTGGCCTTTGCCGCAGAGGAGGCGCCCGAGCAGGGGTTCATTGAGAGAACCATTGAGGTTGCCCTGGTGGTGCCGCGCTTTGCCGGCCGGTTCGGTTGGGGCATTGTCAAGACCGTGGACCGCATTGGGATCCAAACGCTTGACAAGGCGTTTGAAACCATCGGCAAAGCTCTTGGGACGGAGCCAAACACTCCGCTGTGGGAATGAGCGACGAGCAGAAACCTGGTCTTTTAGCCAAGGTCGGGGAGGCGGTTGATAAAGGCCGCCTCCCTTCTGTTTTGACCTCAACCCTCTCGCTTGCTTTCTTTGTGTCGATCATCATGTATGGCGCAGGGTGGGCGTGGCTTACCTACCACAAGCTCTTGCCCGAGTTGATCGGTGAGCTTTTGGATCCGCTCTGGAAGCTGGTGCTGCTGGTTGGAACCCCATACCTGGCCGCGCGAGGAATGAAGAAAGCGTAAGGTGATTTATGGGATTGCCGGGAATACCACAAATCCTGGGGATGGGCGCGGCGATCGTGTATCGCTGGCTGGATCCTCGGGCAAAGAAGGACAGGTTGCTTGATGCCAAAGAGAACATCACAAATCTTAAAGCCAATCGTGACCGCGCTGATCGGCTTGCTGTTATTGATGCCGAGCTTATCAGGGTGCAGCGGGAGATCGACCGGAGAGCGGGAGATTAGACGCGTTTGGGGACCGCCCGGCGCCGATCTCAATAAAGAGTTCAAAGAGCAGACTGGACACGATACGCCGCCTTGGGATTGGATGCTCTTGCCTCTTGAGGATTACAACGCGCGGTGACTGAGTTCGGAATCGGTACCATTGCCTCTGTCTCATTGATCGGCTTGGCGCTCGGGTGCTTTTTGTGGATGTGGGGTGGGAGGTCTGACAAATGGATACGAAGAATCCTCGGGTCACTAGTGATTGCCTCCACTGTGAATATCTCAGCAGTGATGATGGGCGTGTGGGGTTGGCAACTCACGCTACTTTTTCCTGCTTTATTCACCGGGTCCTCTCAGGGATATGGAGGCGACACCACTTGGGAGAAGATTTGCCGAAGGACCTTGTTTGCGGCAGGAATGGTGGCTGCCGGTTTCATTTGCGTTTTAGTCCTTGGTCCTAAAGCGTGGATGGTGTTCGTTCCTCATGTCGGCATTGCAGCATGGAGTATCTGGCTTGGAACTAGGAACCCGCTCCACGCCGCAGCTGAGGAAGTGTTCGTTGCGCTCACGCTCTACGCAGGGCTGTTGATGTACCCTTTTCTCAAATAACGGCCGGTCCTCCAACGCCGGTCAAGGCGCGACTCACCTCCCGCGCCGCCAGGACCCCCAGGACCCATCCCCTGGGGGTTCCTTTTTTTGTAGATCGGATTTTTTTTTCGATTACCCTTGACATTCCTATTACGATCCGTATACTAAACGTTGGAGGGACAAAAAATGGATGCAGCTACAGAGACAGAAACATTTGAAGATCGGATGGATCGAGAGAAGAAAGAGCGCCTTGCCAGAATCAAAAAAACAGAGGATGTATTCAGGCAGGTGTTCAAGTCGTTGGGTTATAAAGTGGTTGAGCCGCAGGAGCCGAACACCTGGCGCCCAACGGCGGTGTGTAGGAACCTAGCCGCGGTCAAGGTTTTATTGCTTGGAACGAAATTGACAGACCCGGAGCGACAGGGGGGGGCCTTTGTGTTCTACCTGAACGGCGCCGGCATGGACGATACCGATGCAGCATATGGCACCGTAAGCGCAGGAAGGGACACTGTGAGGATGGAACTTCGGTCCCTGACCCTGGAGAAAGCAAAGAAAATCGCGGCAGTATTGAACGAAGAATAATGTTCAGCCAACGTCCGATCCGTTGGGAAAATGGAGAAGGAATCCAATGGGTAAATCTGCTCAAGTAGAGGATGAGCAAGAGTGGTGCGAACACATCACCAGAACGCATGAAAACACTTGGATTTGGGAAGGCAGGGATGTGGGACATAGCAGGTGGTGTTTCGTACACCCGGATTGGAAGGTCTGTCCGGTTTGTAGTAAACCACGACCCCTGAAAGAAGAAGATAGGAGGTTGCTTGATGGCTAAACTCAAATCACAAGGCCGGGTAATCTTCCGGCTCAAGAAAGGAGATCACGAACTGGCAATCTGCCAACGGTCCACCCTGATTAAGATGGGACCGAAAGATCCCTGGAAGGTCTGGATCAAGATGTCGGCGCTGGATGCCAAGAAGCTAATCGCCCAGGGCTGGCAGGTCATTGAAATCAACGGACAGCCGTATGAGGCAGAAAGGGTGGAAACCAATGGAACCTGACACCTGGTTAGAGGAGCGCGTGGATCTGGAGGAGATGTGGATCCCATACCACGAAAGGGCGGTGTTCGTCCCAAAGGGGGGGCGCTTTTTTGGGGAGGAGTGGTGATGGGTTGGTTCAGGTTGTCGGTTAAGGGTTGGCGCTGGTGGCATTCGTTCACCCCCCGGGGGCGGGCAATTCGGCGGTGGTTGCGTTACGCCCAAGACAAAATCGAAAAAAGTATCAATTTGGAGCAAATTCAGAAGTGCAACACAAACGTTTTGCTTTTTGGTCAATGCAATGGGGATTGTGGAGGGGATTGGCATAAACAAGGCAATGCGCGGATACTTAAACCGACGAGGAAGAAGCAATGAATAGCGGAAGCGGTTTTCCAACTCACCTTCAGCCCTACGTCAACCTCCTGCTAGAGGCTGGCGCAGAAATGCGATCTCTTGGGCGGGTTCCTTGGTTGGAAGTGGCAACAAGAGAGCCAATGAAAGCTCCTTCGCCAATCTGTTGCTTTGTTTTGAGGGCTGATTGCTAATGCGCCTCCTCTGCCTGTTCCGTCACCGGCTCACCATCAAGCACATCGAGCGCGCGCGCGGGATCCGCTATGTGATCCGCTGCCAGCGCTGCGGATGGGTTTGTGTCAAGCGTAATCCCCTTGACGCATGGGTTACGAAGCGGTATCTTAACGGAAAGAGGAAGGGGGTGAGCGCATGAGGTTGTCGAATGTGGGGCGGGAGATTCAGCGGCTACAAGATTTGGCTGGACTTTCCGATGCAGCACTCGCGGACGAGTTGGGCGTCCGGGAGAATACGGTCTATCGATGGAAGCGCGGGATTCATAAGATCAAGTGGATCTACCTGCGTCGCTTGCAGGAGTTGGCAAACCAAGGAGGGAATCAGGATGGGACAGGAACCAGCAGTACCGAGCGCACATCAAGCAGCTTCCCCGGTTAAGAAATTCAGCCGGGATCAAATCGATTTAATCAAGCGCCAGATTATTCCCGGCGCGGACGACGACGACATGAAAATGTTTTTGTACGTCTGCGCTCGGGCAGCGCTTGATCCATTCGCCAGGCAAATCTTCCCGGTGCCGCGCAACGTCAAGGAAATCGGACCGGGTGGGAAAGCAATCTGGCGCAAGAAATACACCTACCAGACCTCAATCGACGGTCTGCGCCTGATCGCAGAAAGGAGCGGTGCCTACGCAGGATCCAGCGACCCGGAGTTTGGTCCGGATTCAACCGAGGAAACGCTCAACATCACAAAACCAATCAGCCACCCGGAGTGGGCGCGGGTAAGGGTTCAGAAGATGCTCCCTACCGGCGGGACCGTATCCTACACCGGCGTGGTCCGCTGGAGCGAATTCAGGCAGGTCAAGGAGATCAAGCACGAGGATCCCAAGACCAAGAAATGGGTTGGCTCGGGGGCGTATGAATACATGGGGCTGTGGGAAGATAAGCCCTACCATATGCTGGCCAAGTGCGCCGAAGCTCACGCGCTGCGCAAGGGGTTCCCCCAGGAAATGGCCGGCCTCTACACCAAAGACGAGCTTCCTGAACTTCGGGAGGCGGTGTCAGTGGCGGAGCCGGCGCGCAAGTCGGAGCAGATCGCGCAGCAGCCACCCAAGAATAAGGCACACAAGCACACCCCATGGCACGACAAGCTCTATGAGGCGGTCCTTGCCGCTGTAGATGGCAACAAGGAGCAAGCGGCCTTTGAGCTTGAGCGCGCCACCACCTACCGGGACGATGCCGGCAACATCATCCCTGGTGAGCGGGACATCCAGAACGTGGATCCCACGGTGGCGGAGTGGGCGGTAAAGCGCCTGGAGGCCGAGAGCGCACCGCCGGCAGCAGCAGCAGAAGGGGAACCGTCAGATGCGGCGCCGAAGATCGACAGCCCCTTCAAAGAATAAGCTCCGGATCGATCCGGACCATAGGTACTGGCTTGGGTCCAGGCGTTTCGTAGGGAATACAGAATGTCTGTGGATCTGCCGGCTCATCAACGACCAGCACTATAATGACTATGTGCGAAGTCGGGGGACGGCGGTACACAGAGCGTGTGAATACTACGACGATAACGACCTGGACCCAGGCACCCTTGATCCGCGCATCGTGGGTTATGTCCAGGCATACTTGAGATTCCTCCGGGAATCCCGGTTCAAGGTCAGGGCAACGGAGAAGATGGTCTGCAACAAGGTCTATGGATTCGCCACCACCATTGACAGGCAGGGGCGCTTTCCCCAGGCCAAGCGAAAGGCAATCGTAGAGCTTAAGACAGGTCCGGTTGAGGACTGGATGGGTCTGCAAACAGCCGGGCATGACATAGCGATGGGTGGAGGGCATGACCGTTACGTCCTCCAATTGATGAACAGCGGCTACTACCGGCTGCACTCCTTTAAGGATCCGGGGGACCACAAGATTTTCCTGGCAGCGGTGGCCGTAGCAAACTGGAGGTTAAATCACCAATGAAGAAATCAGGCAAGTTGGAGGTTGTGAAGAAGGAGGCCGCAACAGTATTGAGGCAAGCCCAGGCACTCGAGATCAAGGACAATCCCACCTGCGAGCGCGCCGGCGGGATGCTCAATCGGATCAAGGAGCTTCGCGCCATGATCGCTGAGTGGATCGACCCGGTGATCCGCAAGGCGCACGAAGCCCACCTGGAGGCGGTCAAGGCCAAGCGGCAGAAGGAAGCCCCGCTCATTGAGATCGAGCGGATCATCAAACCGAAGATTGCCGGCTACCTCAAGCTCCAGGAGGAGAGGGAAGCCAAGCAGCAAGCGGAGCTTCAAAAGAAAGCCGCCCGGGGGGTGCCGGTGGTGCTGCCGCAGGACGGTCCGAAGATGGAGAACATTTCCAAGCGGTCCCTCTGGCGCTTCAAGATCGTGGATCTCAACAAGATCCCGCGCCAGTACCTTGTCCCCGACCACCGGAAGATTCAGCAGGTAGTCCAAGCCCTCAAGGATCAGACCCCCATCCAGGGGATCGAGGTCTACGAGGAAACGGTTGTGGCCGCGGGAGTGGGGCGATGAAAACAGTCCCCTGTAAGGGTTGTGGCAAACCTATCGTGTTTGCAAAGCTCAAAGATGGCTCATATGTTCCGCTGGATCCAAAGCCGCCTGTTTATGCGGTTGGGGATTTAGAGGGCATTGGTGGCCATGGCGTAGTTGCATCGCGCGTACCCGATACTCTCATGGTGACACATTTCGCTACCTGTCCCGAAGCCAACCGATTCAGCAAAGGGAGAAAAAAATCATGATGAAGCTCTCGCCGACTGCGCTCCAGCTTTTCGACAAATGCCCCAGATGTTTCTACCTGGAGAAAGTCCTTAACGTCCCGCGCCCTCGCGGTATTTTCCCTTCGCTGCCCGGCGGGATGGACAAGGTTATCAAGGGAATGTTTGACCAGTTTCGAGAAGGTGGTGGGATCCCCGACGGATTCCCAAAAGGCGTTTCTCTCTACGCGGACCAGCGGATGCTCAACCGGTGGAGGAATTGGCGCACTGGCCTGATCTTTGAAGAAGATGGCGTGGTTCTCTCTGGTGCGCTTGACGACTTGGCACTTGAAAAAGGCGGCGCCGTTTCTCCGGTTGACTACAAGACGCGCGGCTACCCTCTCAAAGACGATGCAAATCCGGCAGAATATTATCAGATCCAGTTGGATTCCTATGCTCTGATGGCACAGCGGGGCGCCAACTATGCTCCGTCTGGTCGAGGATTTCTGGTTTACTTCTGGCCGCTATCCGGAGAGCTTCCGGAGATTCCAGACCTGGCCGTGTTCTGGAATTTTCCGTTTCAGGTGCGGGTCTATGAGATCGAGGTTAATCCGGATCGCGCCAGGGAGTTGCTTCACAAAGCACATGAATGTTTGAACCTAGCCACTGCGCCCGACAATCTTGAGGGATGCGAATACTGCCAATATCTGAGCGACGCCAAAACAATCGCTTGATGAATCATGGCGCAAGGAAAGCGAACATACATCGTCGGCCTCAGAACCGGCATTTTGGATCCGAAGCACGTCAATGGGATCGGTCCTGCGATATGGGAGTTCATGTGGTGCGTGGACCGGACCACGAAAGAGGAAAACCATGATGGGGCGTTGTGGGGCAAGGTCCTGGGTGGCAAGGTGGTGACTTGCGAGAAGATCCGCGCGGACCTGGGGACCAGCGAAAGAACGGTGCGCCGGCACATGGATCGGCTGGAAAAGAAGCGGTACATCCGGACCAAAAGGACCCTCCATGGCATCACCATTGAGGTCCGAAACTCTCAGCGGAACTTCGATGCCCACAGCGCAAAGAGAACTCTGAGGCGCATGGCAAGCCGAATTGGGAGCAAGCGTTAATGGTAACGCCAAAAACGAGTTATCCACAGGATAAACCATTGGGGCGCAAAGGGAAACTGAGTTATCCACAGGGAGTTATCAACAGGTGCTTCATTCCGGACAAAAGTGGCCGGAATGACGGACAAAAGTGGCCGGAATGACGGACAAAAGTGGCCGGAATGACTTTTGTAATTGCCCTGATTGCAATGGGTTGCAAAAGCGTGTCCGGGGCATTTGACCGAAGCAATATAGACCGAACAGAAGTCAAGATTTTACAAAAGAGTTTAGAAAGTGAAACCTTAAAGATTTTCCAAATCAGGAGATGATGAAATAATGGCAGACCTGACTAGAGTATATCTTCATGTTGAATGCGAAATATGTGGAGAAATCTATGCACAGCAGGAGAGGGTACACCAAAAAGCGAAATGGAAAAATCGGTGCAGGTCACACCGGAGAGCGGTCAATTTATGCCGCGGATGCGGAAAAGAGATTTATAGGACATCAAAGAAATGTAAAAGCTGCGCCCAAATAATAAGAAAGCCCAAGGTATGCCTTTGTTGTGGAACGCCAATATCCTATAAAGCAAAAATTTGTCTCCGCTGCCACAACAGATTTCAAGATCGCGGGAAGTCAAGGGAGCGCACAAAATTCCAAAACTCAAGACCCTGGATGGAGGTACGAGAACGATGCTTCGAGAGAGACAGATACCAATGTCAGCGGTGTGGCAGGAGCCGAGGCGGAGTAGTGCTAAACGCACACCACATCAAACCGTGGAAATCGCACAAAGACGGCAGGTTAAAGCTCGAGAACCTCATCACTTTATGCAAGCCGTGTCACTACTCTGTGCATTGGGGTTGCTTATAAGCGCGCCGGCTCATGCAGCGACTGCCTCCTGGTTCAGCCGCGAAAGTTGCCTCCGGGAGGGGACATCCGGGATTATGGCAAACGGCATGAAGCTAGAAGATGATTACCTGATCTGCGCCTCATGGGATTACCCGCTCGGGACATGGCTGCGAGTCCGGGCGAACGGCAAAGAAGTGATCGTGATTGTCGCAGACCGGGGACCGAACCGAGCGCTCTACCGGCAAGGCAGGGTGTTGGATCTGAGCGCGAGAGCGTTTAAGCGATTATCTCCCCTGTCTGCTGGCTTGGTGGAACTTGATAGCGTGGAGGTATTATCGTGACAAGCTGCCCGGGTCCGGGCTTAGCTGTGGAGCATCTGTAGTGACAGCTTTCATCTATCCAAAAGCTGCGATTGAAGCTATGGCAGATCCTCGTGTTCGGGAGTTGTTGAGAAAGGAACGGTCTATGAACAGGCAGATTAAGTTTAGGGCGTGGGATGGGGAAAAACTTTACTATTCAGATCAAGCAGGTTTAGAGGAATTTTTCTCTAATGGGTTCGATAATGTCATGCAATTCACCGGACTCAAGGACAAGAATGGGGCTGGTCCTGTGTTTTCTCTTTCTTGTCTTGCTCGTCAAGGTCGAACTTTATGTTTTTGGTTGGCTCAGGGACGTGAATCGGGTAAGACGCACTGCCCTTACGATGGATAACACTCTCGAGCTTTATCAATTCAATTTAGTCAATGGCAGCAAACTCTTTACCGAGGATGGCCGGGAGCTTTCGTTTATTGCTTTCGTAAAGAAGGAGCAAGCAGATGAGTGAGCAACCAGAAGCACAGCAGAGGGCGAGGGAGGAGGCGGAGAAGTTCCACGACACTTACGAACGACTTGCCCCATCCTTCGGATACGAAACCAGGAAAGACACCAAGCGCTTTGATCCAGAAAGCTCCAATGGGAAACTGATGGTTGCTGTCTGCCAAGAAATCCTCCAACCGTTGTATGAGGAGGTTGGGCGGTTGAGAAAGCTACACTCTCATGCCCTCAAAGCTATGAGGCTTGGGAATGAAGCAGCGGTTGATTACGAACAAGCCATCAGCATCTTGGTGGGGGCGTTGGAACTTATCAGAAATTACCCACACATTAAAGAAAAAATCGGATCAGAACTAACAGATTTAACTGACCAAGCCCTCCAGAATCCCACCGTGCAGAGTGTGAGGGGGAAGGGGGAATGAGATTCATAAAAATTGACGAGCAGATCCAGCGCGAAGCCGAAGAAGCTGCCGGCAAGATTCTGTCCAGGAGAAAGATCAAGCGCAAGCCCAACTACACCGGCCTGTCCCACCCGGACCGCTTCCTGACCGGATACCTCGGGGAGTTTTGCTTCAAGAAGATTTTGGAGCAGGAGAAGATCCGGCACCTGTACCGGATCTGTACCAGCGGCAAAAGCCAGCGCAGCGAGTTCATTCTTTTTTCGCAAGGATGCTCAGTCACCACGGATGTCAAGACAGCATCCAAGCCGCACCATACCAACCTGATGATGCCGGTGACGCAATTCGCTGCACACGACACCACCGGCATTTTTGTGGCGGCTAGGATCGTCAACGGATTCTGTGAGTTTCATGGATTCGCGGACCGCATCATGATGATGCAGGTGCGGGAGAAAAGTTTTGGCTATGTTCCAACCCTGGCGGTTCCGTTTTACCGGCTCAGAACAATGGACGACCTTTTCCGGTTTGCAGACCATGAACCGTAGAAAAACTTGCTGGACTTATCCGGCGCTCCTATTGATCCTGCTGTTCGGCGCGGGGTTCACTTTGCGCCCCCAACAGTGGGGTGAGGTTAAATTAAACAAAGGAGGAAACGATGAGTGATTCAATTGGTAAACCAGTGTTGGTTACTACCGAGTTTCGAGGTGTGTTCTTTGGGTATCTTAAGGAGCAGGATGGGAGAGAATCTTTAACTCTTACCAAAGCAAGGAACTGTATCTACTGGTCGTCTGACGTGGGTGGGTTCTTAGGATTGGCGTCTAAGGGGCCATCTGATAGTTGTAAAATTGGGACGTTGGTGGATGAACTAACAATCTACAAGATTACCAGTATTACCCCTGTCTCTAAAGAGGCGGCAGCAAAATGGCTCAACGCATAGAGGTTATGACGAAAGAGCTGGTGCTTCGTACCGTCCTGTTCGGTGCCTGTCGAGATCGAATCCCTGATGTTGGAACACCCATAAGTAGGCTTTCCCAAAGTGATCTAATTTGGGGGGAACGGATCTTGACCAAGAAAGAGAGAGCATCACTTGTAATTCCGGTTTGGTGCTCCGGCGACGGCTACGGCTACGGCTCCGGCTCCGGCTACGGCTCCGGCTACGGCTCCGGCTCCGGCTACGGCGACGGCTCCGGCGACGGCTCCGGCTACGGCTACGGCTCCGGCGACGGCTACGGCGACGGCTACGGCGACGGCTACGGCTCCGGCTACGGCTACGGCTCCGGCTACGGCGACGGCTACGGCTCCGGCTACGGCTACGGCTACGGCTACGGCTACGGCTACGGCTACGGCTCCGGCAATAGCGCTATAGAAAAAACATTAGGTAAACTCTTTGGTAAGAAGAAACCTTGAGATTTTTACTGCCGCAGTTTTTCTCTGCATGGCAGTAAATGCTTTCGCTTTACGCCCTCTTAATTGGGCAGAGGTCGGTCTGGAGGAAACCCAGGCGGAGACAGCAGCTCAGTTCACAGAGTGGTTGAGCAGAGAGCATAACGTGCAGTGGATCAGCATTAGCTTGGACGACAGAAAGCGTAACATCCACCTGCACGTTGGGATCTCTGAACCGTTTGGAGGTCTGAAAATAAGTGAGATATTCTATGAGTTGTTCAAGCGCTGGCATGTCCATGAGGCATTCAGGCATCTTTGGCTTCACCCAAGAGCTTCTACTGTTGAGCCGACAGGCCAGCTTCTCTATGATCGTAAGGCAGGGCAGAGACCGGAGTGGGATTCTTACTTGAAGTGGCTGGAGCCGTTGCTGGGGATGGGTGCGGAGGCGGGGTTGGAGGAACCGAGCTATAGTTTGAGGGATTTTTGATGAAGTTCTCAATCGAGTGCGAGATGAAGGATCGGTGGGTACCACACTTCCTAGCCATGCTGAAGTATATGCAGGTACTAGGCAATTTTGGTGGCAGCAGAATGATAAGTTTCTACTCAGATGGAGATGGTGATTTCAACCCGAAGTTTTCTTGGGATGAGTGGCTACCATCTGATGCAGAACCTATCTCTGATAGGGACGGGGACAGAACATACGATGCAGGATGAGGGATTTCTAACAAAGGAGAAGAAAAATGAACAGATTTCTTTGGTACAGAATATTTCGGCAACGCTTCTATTGTGGGAATAATCTACATAACACACTACCTCGATGGATTAGCAACTTAGTGGGCTGCGATTGTCCAGGGCTGTATTCATGACCCCAACTAAAGAAGCGGTGGAGAAGGCGAGGGAGATCGTTACACAATACCCACCAGTAGGGCAGCATGAGTTTGTCAGAGAAGGTTGTTATGTCCGGGTAACACAAGAGGGCATTACCAAAGCCGTCGCCCTCGCCCTCACCGAATCCCACGAAGCTGGACGGAGGGATGAACAGGAGAAGTGGCAGTACACCCTTGCCTACTTGACAGATGAGGACATGGCTACACCAGAAGGGTGGATGTGATCGTAAGAGACAGGGTGCCGAATTTTAGTTGGGGCAAAAATGAATAGACCACGATGCGATACCCAAGAGAGCAAGCGCATTGCCAAGACCATCCTATTCGCAGCAATAGTATTTTTGCTTGGGTTTTATTTGGCGAATAGCATCATCACCGTTAAGTGGATCGGGCAGGGGCGCTGCCCGGAATGTGGCAGACCATATCAATCACAGGAGCAAACAAAATGACAGAGAAGCAGCAGACGATGAAGGGAATCGACACCCCAATTGCCAAAGCGTGCGACGCTTATCTGGATCTCACCGGGCAGGTTGAGGGCTTGAAGAATCAACAGCTAGAGATCCAGCAGAGAATCATCGAACACTTAAAAGCTGGCGGGAGGAGGTCAGTAATCCACCAGGGGTACAGATTCTGCGTCAAGGATATTGAGGCCAAGACGTTGCTCTCGGTCAAGGAGGCGCCGGCCGCTGAATGAGCGAAACCGATCTAGTCAACGCTTGTCTTTTCCTGCTGCGGACCCTGGATATTGAAGCGTGGCGGCAGCAAGCAGGAGGTATACTTGTTAAGGGGAGCCAGGGAAGGCATTGGGTCCGGCTCGGTCCGGCCGGGGTGTCCGACATCACCGGCATCCTTCCCGATGGGCGCCGGCTGGAAGTTGAGTGCAAGCGGCCGGGCAATCGTCTGACTAAAGATCAGATGGAGTTTCAGCAGATGATCCAACGCAACAACGGAGTGGCCATTACTGTCTATAATGCAAAACAGCTTGGGGTACTTCTTACTCAACTATCTGGAGGGGAAAAATGCGAATCAGCATAATTGCAATTGCCTTGGCGCTTCTCATGTGCGCGCCGGCATATGCGCAACCAAAGACCGAAGGCGAAATACTTAAAAACCTTCGCGAGTCAAAGAGCCGGATTGAACAGGTACTTGCAGAACTCAACCAACAGCGTATAAAATATCAGAGGGATTATCTCAAGGTGCTTGGCGCAATCGAGGTCCTTGAATCGCTGCGCCGGCAGGAGATTGAGAAAGCCATTGAGGAAAAAAGTGGCGAATAGAAAACCCCACAAAAAACATAAAAAGCATGAGTATAAGCGCAAGAATGCGCACGGCAAAAATGACGTAGGCCGCAAGATCATCTACACCCGCAAGTATGTCCTGGATGAATTACAGCTTGTCCTTACTCGCCTCCTTGCCGATAAGCCCGAGGCCACCCTGAATGGTCCCAAGCGGAGTATCTATTTCATATCCGCCCTTTTTGAGGACCGCCCCTATTCCTCGGATATGTTCAACAGATGGCCGAAGATGTTTAAGGGTGACGAGGAGATCGAAAACCTCATCGCCAAAGTTAAGGACATTCTTGCGGGGCGCGCTTGGAACGACGGCATTCGCGGAATCCTCAGTACCGGAATGTGTAAGTTCCACCTCATCAATAATTGCGGCGCCCGGGAGATTGAAAGGGTAGATGTGTCTGGCCGCCTGGATCACTTCGGCTTCATGCGCGAGGTTATCCAGAAGGCAAAAGGCGATCCGGAAGCCGGAGATTAAATTGGCTTGACTTCTCCAGATTGTGATAGGATATTTCCACAGCACAGCAACAAGGAGAACTTGGGGATGTTTCACACTTCAATAGGCAGGAGGAAGCTATGAAGCGTTGGCTATTACTTACAGCTCTGATCCTCGGTCTTGCAGCTAGTCCGGCTGCCGCCGTTGTGAATGTTCAAGAAAGCGGTGTGGATCAAGGTGATGCTGTTCACCTTAATTTCAGCGAAAACTTTGATGTCACAGGCGACTATTCTACTAAGGAAGTTGCCTTTTCCAGCACCGATGCAAGCCGGATTATCACATGGGCGCCGGATGAGTTCATGCTGGCTACCCACCCAACCGATAACGCCGGTGAGTGTCGCCGCTACACAGCACTTTCCACTTCTACGACACCTGGATTTGAGATCACCACATCCGGCACGACCCATGTGACCGGTTTTATTTCATGGTCTGACGGTGAAGATAGTCCGGTCCAAAAGAAGTTCCGCGTTCCCGCTGATTACCGATCTGGCGGTGCCTTCCGCGTACTGGTTGGAAGAAACAATACCGATGCCGGCAACAACCCGCCAGCAATCGATTACGCAGTATATGTTGACCAAACCAATACCGCCCTCGACACCACCGCAACCAATCAAACCGCCTCTGCTCTTTCGGCAGCTAACTCAGATGGATCGCCGGAGGAAAAGACGCTCAGTGTTTCTACCGACTTCGCGTCACTGGCAGCGGGTGACTATGTTACCGTCGAGTTTTGGCGAGATGATGTCAACACTAGCACGGATGACCTGCGTTTGTATTACGCAGAATTCTATTATTCAGCTAACGAGTAATTCTTCCTGCTAAGGTGGCTCCCCGACGGCACCGAGGGATGGCAACTTTCCTCGGTGCCGTTCTCCTTTTAGGAGTCATTGGTTTTGTTCCAGAAGCTCAGATCCCCATCCGTTCCGGCAAGCAAGCCCTTGTCGATCTTGGCCTAGTGTTTGGTCTTGGATTCCTACTCCCTTCTCGCTGGCTCAAACTTTTTTATTGGTGGTCATTGCTGGTGCTTTGCAAAAGGTTCACCCCGCATTCCCTCCTGGTTTTCTATACCCTCTCCATTTACCTTTTCGTTTTCTCCTTCGCGGTCCGCAAGGTTACGGAGGACCACTTAAATCTCATTGCTCGATGGATCCGCGGAATCACCATCTTCCAGTTGCTTTGGATGGGTCTGCAATTTTTCAACATGGATCCCATTTTTGTTGATGTCATGCCACCGGGAATGGACCCGCAGTATTGGGATCCAACCCGCCCCACCATCACAGGTTTCTTGGATAACAGCATGTTGGCCGGATCCTACCTAGCGGTTGTCTCTCCCTTCTTTTTGCAGGGGCGGTGGAAATGGTTTTTGCCGGTTGTCTTGGGTGGGATTCTGATGGCCGGCTCAGAGGGGGCATTCCTCACAGCTATATTGATCCTTGCCTGGACCTGCTGGAGAATGTTCCGGCTGTCCGAAAAGCTAAAGACCTTGATGATGTACGGCACAATCTTCATCTGCACAGGGGTCCTCTACTACGAATGGGCGCACTGGCTTGTCGTTCAGGAGAACTCCAGGTTTTTCATTTGGGAGAAAACAAAGGACCTCATCATGCTGGACAAGTTCATGCTGTGGACAGGATGGGGGTGGGGGCAATTCAGCGTTGCCTTCCCGGGGCTAGTCAGGCATTGGGAGATCGCGCCCTCGCACCTAAGCTGGACCCATACCCACAACGATTTCTTGCAGCTGTGGTTTGAGGCCGGCCTGATCGGGCTTGTCCTTGCCTGTGGCTTCATCGTTCAGACACTCCGGCCGGCGCTGAGGCGCATGGATCCCATCTGCACCGCTTGGACCGGATCCCTCCTGGGCTGGCTGCTGATAGCCGTCTGGTCATTTCCGGCGCAGACCGCCGGGCTGAATGTGGTAGGATTGATATTGTGGATCGGGGTTTTTGTTTTGGGGAAAGGAGAATGCCATGCCTGTAACAGTTCGCAAGGGCAGCGGGGAGCGCCCCTGGAAGATAGTTGAGGTAGCGTCAGGCAAGGTAGTTGGATCTTCAACGAGTAAAGCAGATGCCGAAGCAAGTGCTAGAGCGAGGAACGCCGCCCACAGGGAAAAGACGTTGCTATCTTGACAATGGTTGAATCCGAGTTGACCGAAGTTGAGAAGCGTCAGCTTATTCGCATTGTCCGGCGCGCGCGCGGGAATCTAGTCCACTACCGCAAACACCTACTGACCAACGAGGAGGCCGACGAATTACCCTCGGCTCCCTTCCACAAGCCCCTTTCGGATATCCTTCTCCTTGAGCAAGACAATTTCGCAATCGAAGCGTTCCGAGAATCCGCCAAGACCACCTACGCTATCCGGACCTACTGCATCCACGCGCTTCAATTCCCGCGACCGGAATCCGACTATATCGTAATCATCAAGAAAAATACCTCACAGGCCAGGAAACGCCTCAAGCAGATTGAGCGGGAATATCTTACCAACCGGATCGTGTCCGGCAATCTCCATTCTATCGTTGAGCAATCGGGTGACGCCTTCGAGATCAAGGCATGGGATGAAAACGGAGAGCTTCACAGCGTCCGCATCGAGGCATACGGCAAGGGGGCATCCATCCGGGGTTTGGCGGACCGAGAGCGCCGCCCCAAAATTGTTATTCTTGATGACGTTCAGGACAAGGAGGATGCCCAATCTGAAACGGTGCAGGAAACCGATTGGGATTGGTTCCTCTCAGATGTTAAGTTCCTCGGCAAGCGAAGCAGGATCTTCCTGATCGGTAACAACCTCGGAGAGAAATCCATCATCGAGCGGGTAATCTCTCAGGACATCGACTTGCGCTTTCGGAAGATGAAGATCCCCATCGTCAATGATGATGGTAGCTCGGCGTGGCCGGAATATATGGACAAGGAGGAAATTGCCGAGGAGAAGGAATCGTACCGCAAGCTCGGCAAGCTCGACATCTGGTTCTTGGAGCGGATGTGCGAAGCAATCAGCGATGAAACGCGGGAGTTCCGCCGAGAGGATTTCCGGTACTACGGATCCATCCAGAAAGCTCCGGAACTGTCCAGGCAGGGCAACGTCTACGTCCGCACGGACCTTGCGATTTCAGAAAAGAAGAAAGCCGACTACTCTGTGATTGAAGCCTTTGTGGTGACGCCGGAAAACCACTGGTTCATTCTCGATGTCCTCTATGGCCATTGGGATCCCTACACCATGCTGGACTTGCTCTTTCAGGTAGTCACACGATGGACCCAATCCAGCGGCAGACAGATCTGCAATGTGGGATTCCCGCAGGTGGCCTATGAGAAAGCGTTTACCGCAATGGTTGAACATGAGAAAAAACGTCGCAACGTCTTTTTTAATACCATGGCACAGAAGCAGGAGCTTCAAAAGGAGCTACGGATTAAAGCGCTCCAGCCGCGCTTCCGCGCGCACACCATCTTTTTTCCTGATGAGGCTCCCTGGCTGGCCGAATTGGAGAGCGAGCTTTTAATGTTTCCCAAGGGTCTGCGTGATGATATTATTGACACAATGGCGAACAATGACCAGGAGATCCAGGTACCCATTGGGCAAGTAGCAGAGGCGAACCTGCCACGCTACGGCATATCGGATGCGGCATTGATTTGAGGAACCAATATGTGTACCGGCATTGAAATTGCACTGATAACTGCTACTGTTGCAGCAACCACTACAAGCGTCATTGCTGCCACGAAAAAACCCCCCTCCTTTGAACCTGCCTCCATTTCAGCGCAGCTGCCACAAGCCGAGCCGGTGGTTCCAGAGCCGGCAAAGATCATGGAGGACGCGCGGGAGGAAGCCAGAAAGCGATTAAGGGCAAGGACAAAAACGATTCTGACATCTCCGGTTGGCTTGGTGGCAGAACCGGATATTAGCAGAAAAACGCTCCTGGGAGAATGAGGGTACGCCCACTTGAAAGAGGAGATATTGAAGGGACCATTGATCTCGCAGAGGAGATGTGGAAGGAATCCCCGCGTTACCAGAACCGGGACTTTTCCAGAGACAAGCTCTATAAGTTCGGGGAATCAATACTCCGCAACCCTCTATTGTGTGGGTTCGTTGCCGTCAACGGTGACAAGCTCGAGGGATTCTTTATCGGAGCTATTACAGAGTATTTTTTTGGATGCGAGAGAATCGCATCTGATTTTGCTCTTTTTGTGCCTCATAGCCGGCGTGGAGGAATCGCTGCGATCATGCTGATTAAAGCGTATGAATCATGGGCGCGTTCCCACCACGTTGCTGAAATCAGTTTGGGGACCACAACGGCAGTTGACGAAGAAAGAACGGTGTCGTTATACAAAATGCTTGGATTCAATCCGGTTGGTACTGTCTGCAAGAAGATAGCTTGAAAGGAGATCACCATGTGTGGAGGAGGGGGAACTGATCCTAGCCGGAGCGTACCAAGGCCTCCGGTTACTGTGCCAGCAGCGCAGCAACGGCAACTTCCAGCGGAAAAAAAGAAACCTACCGCAGCAGAAGAAGAAACCCGACGGAGAGCAAGAGGGCGCCGGGCAGGGACGCTTCTGACCGGAGGAAGCGGCCTTTCTAAAGAGCCGGCAACAAAGGGGAAAACTCTCCTGGGAGCATAATCCATGGCACTTACAGCGAAAGAAATCGTTGACCGCGTCCGCCAACTCAAGGACGAGCGGAGTAATTGGGAAAGCTGGTGGCAGGATATTGCCAAGTTCTGTATCCCGCGCAAGGCCGAGATTACTGAACGCAAAGCAGCCGGCACCAAGTTTGATGCAGACAATTACGATTCCACCGCCAGGGATTCTCTCAAGATTTTTGCGGCCGGCTTGATGGGGTATCTGACCAACCCCGCTACCAAATGGCTGAATCTGCGGTCCTCAAATCCCCGACTGATGCAAAGCCAGAAGGTCAAGATGTTTTTTGAGGAGTCCAGCAATCAGATTCTACAGACATTTAGCAAATCCAATTTTTACCAGCAGCTTCATGAGTTCTACTTGGATATGCCGAGCTTCGGCACAGCGGCTTTTTACTCTGAGGAGGACGTGCAAGATCGCGTCCGGTATTACGCCAGGAACGTCCGGGAGATTCTGTTTGAGGAAGATGATCGGGGGCGCGTCAAGACCATCTATCGGGTTTTTGAGCTTACCATCCGCCAGGCGTATGATCGGTGGGGAGAAAACGCCGGCAAGTCCGTCACGGAGCGATACGCGAAAAAGCAGTATGGAACCAAGGTTGAGTACGTTCAATGCGTGGGTCCCAGGGAAAAATATGATCCTACCAAGCGCGGTAAGCTCAACAAGCCCTTCCACTCAATTTGGGTGAATGTTCCGGATCAAAAGAAAGTGGATGAAGGCGGCTTTGAAGAAATGCCGTTTAACGTGACGCGCTTCACCAAAGTTTCCCACGAAATCTACGGCCACTCGGCCGCCATGGATGTTTTCCCCGACATCAAATCCACCAACAAAATGATGTATTACATCCTGCGCGCCTCAGCAAAGGCAGTGGATCCACCGATTGTCCTGCCTCACAAAAACTACCTACTGCCTTTCAATTTCAATCCGTCGGGAGTTAATTACCAGACCCAAAAAACAAGCTCTGCCAGCGAGGAGAAAATCCAGTTTCTGGACCACAAGGGTAATTTCGCGGTAGGCAGAGACATTCTGATTGACCTGCGGGAGATCATCCGCAGAGGGTTCCATGTCGATCTGTTCCTGATGCTGACCGACATGAAAAACATGACCGCCACCGAGGTTGTCGAACGCATCCAGGAAAAGATGCTGATCCTGGGTCCGGTGATCGGCCGGTTGCAAACGGAACTCTTGCAGCCCATTGTGATTCGCACTTTTAACATTTTGGCAAGGAACGGTTACATCCCCCCCATACCGCAAGAATTAGAAAATGCTGAGTATGAGGTTGAGTATGTTTCTGTCCTTGCCCAAGCTCAGAAGTTTTCCGCTGTCCGGACTATTCAGCAGTTTATAGCCATGATTGAGCAGATGGCCGCCATAGATCCGACAGTAGTGGATAAGTTTGATTCGGACAAAGCCGCTGATGTTATTGCAGACACTATGGGCATCACCCCCAAGATCATGCGCGAGGAGCGCGAATTGCAAGCAAAGCGCGAAGCCAGAGCGAAGCAGGAGGAAGCGGCCGCGAAGATTGCATTGACAAAAGAGGGGGCGGAAGCGGCTAAAACAGGAGCGGAGGCGGTAGCCACCGCTGCCGCCGCATAAGGAGGCAATTATGGTAGCGCTAGAAATTGATGTGCATGAGCCGCAGCAGTATCAGACCAAACCAATTCATGTAACCGCTGTGCAGTGGGAACCTGCGATGGGTGCTGTGCATGGCGTCAGCATCCGGCCGAAAAAGCATCCGGCCAATCCAGATGATTTTTATGTGCGCGACCGCTTCGGTGCAGAATCAAAGGTTGAACCTGGGGATTGGGTTTTGACAAGTTCCGACGGCTCCCATCAGATTGTCAAAAACGGTGCTTTCCAAGCCCTCTATGATCCTATTGCAACCATGAAGGTTGCTGCGGGTACCGGCGAAACCGCCAAGCCGAGGAGAAAGAAAGGTGAGTAACGGCACCGGAAAGTCCCAGGAGGAAGTCGCCGAGGATCAGCAGCGGGAAATCGAGAAGATCGAACTCGCCTACCAAAGAGTTTTTTCGTCGAAAGACGGTAAGATAGTTTTACAGGATTTGGCAGAGATATGTCGCATCACACAGACGACCTTTGTACCCGGTGACGCCCAGGCGATTTACATCAACGAAGGGTGCAGGGCGGTCTTTCTTGCGATTGCTCAGAAGATCAATATGGAAATGACCGAGCTGTATCTCAAAAAGAAAGAGGGCAAGCTTGCCCCTCAATCCTGATGAATCCGAAAGGACAACTCAAAGGAGATGTCAATGTTTGAATTGCTGAAAAAGTTTTTGCCGTTTGCGTTCCTGAGTTTTGGCGAAGGCGATCCGCCCCCGACCGACCCCCCCGCAGATCCACCAACAGATCCTCCGGCCGATCCCCCTGGAGATTGGAGAGCATCCCTTCCGCCAGAGATCCGAGATCACCCGAGCATGGCCAATCTCAAGACCCCGGGAGATGTATCTAAATCCTGGGTCAATGCTCAGAAGCTCCTGGGCGAAGATAAGATCCCGGTCCCCAAAGGTCCCGACGATCCAAACCTTGAGGTAATTCTTGGCAAACTTGGCCGACCGGAAAAAGCCGACGGTTATCAATTGCCGACGATAGAGAACCTGCCGGCAGGGTTTACGATTGAGGCCGAAAACGTCAAGGGTTACACCGAGCTTGCACACAAGGTTGGATTGACCAACACCCAGGCATCTGAGTTGTTCAAGTATTATATCGAGCGCAATGCTGGCCTTCACCAGCAAGCAGTTACAGGCGCCGAAGAAACAAGAGCAGCTACCGAGAAGCAATTGAGATTAGAATGGGGCATCGGCTACGATGCTCAGATTGCTTTAGCAAAGAAAACTTTGTCTTATGCCGCAGGGGATTCTACCGAAGCTTTGGCCGAGAAATATGGAAACGATCCGGTATTCCTCAAGGCGCTCGCCAAGCTCGGCAATGATTTGGGTGAGGACATCTTGGGCAAAGGCGGTCCGATGCCAGGAGAGCTTACGCGCGAATCCGCTCAGAAAGAGCTTGATGAGATTCAAGGCAACCCTGAGCATCCCTACCATGTCAAGGAAAAAGCAGGGCATGAGGCGGCCGTAGCTCGGGTGCATCAGCTTTATCAGATCCTTTACCCTGGAGAGACACCGCAGTAAAAATAAACTTGCAGAATCACCAGCGAGAGGGTATGCTTTCGTAAGAAGGGCAATCCCGCAAGGGATCCTTCAAAACCAGTAACGCCGTAAGCGGACAATCCCGAAAGGGATCCGGACCAAACCCCGCGCGCCGTTATCGGATCCGAAAGGACAATCCGATTCCGCCGGAATTAGATTGTTTGAACGGTTCATGAGAACCAGGAGGATTCGATAATGGCAAATGCTAATCCTGTTTCAACAGCTTTTGTTAAGCAGTTCGGCACGAACATTATGCACTTGGTTCAGCAGAAAGGTTCGCGCCTCCGCGGTTCCGTCATGCTCGAAACAGGCGTCAAGGGTGAGGAAGTATACGTTGAGCAACTAGGCGCCTCTACTGCATCACAGAGAACTACCCGCCACGCTGATACCCCCATCACTGAGGCCGCCCACGAAAGGCGGAGAGTAACCATGTTTGACTTCGAGGTTGCTCACCTTTTTGATAACCAGGATCAGCTTAAGATGTTGGTGGATCCCACCTCGCGGTACGTCCAGGCCGCCTCTTTTGCACTTGGCCGGTCAATGGATGATTCGGTTCTCGATAACGCCACCGGTACCGCCTATTCAGGCAAGGCCGGCGGGACCAGCGAAACCGTACCCTCTGGCCAGCAAGTTGCCCACGCATCCACAGGATTGACCCTGGCGAAGTTGCTTTCTGCCAAGGAAATCCTCGATGGCAACGAAGCTGATCCGGAGGAGCCGCGGTTCTGTGTTTTGACCGCAGGACAGGTGACGGACCTCTTGAACACTACAGAGGTCAAGAACGCGGATTATAACTCAGTGAGGGCGTTGGTCAATGGCGCCGTTGACACCTTCCTTGGGTTTAAGTTTATCCGCACGCAGAGGTGCAACACCGATTCCGACGGCAACCGCCAGGTCCTCTGTTACAACAAATCGGCTTTGGTCCTCGCCATCGCTCAGGACATTAAAACCGACATTGGTATTCGTCGGGATAAGTCCAACGCCGTCCAGGTATATGCTTCCCTGGGGATCGGCTCGACGCGGCTGGAGGAGGAGAAGCTGGTAGAGATTGCTTGCACAGAGTAACCGATAACGTAAGGAGGACTTGAGATGGCGACATACAAAGGTGTGAACAAAACGATCATCGATGCAGCCACCGCAGCTCACACAGTTGATCCTGGGTTGGCTGGTGGCAACGTCAAGGTGATGGTGGATACCTACGAGGCATCCGCCCTTGCCGTTGCTGACATCGTCGAAATGGGCAAGGACTTACCGATTAACTCTCGGGTCCTTGCAGTGTTGCTGGAGTTTGACGCTTTGGGTGGATCCATCACCCTTGATGTTGGTGATGCTGAGGATCCCAATCGCTATCTAAACGCGGTTGATGCTTCTTCGGCAGGAAGCCAATTGTCAAATCTGGTAGACGGAGTTGAGTACCATGTGGATAACACCACTGCCTCCACTCCCGATACTCAGGTTAATGTCACCATTGGCGGATCCGGCACAGCAACCGGTACGATCAAATTAGTGGTGCTTTATACCCACGAGTAAAGAGGCCGGTAGGGATCTGACCGGGGAGCAAACGGAGAGCGCGCGGGCCGGCCGTAGCAGGAGCCGGCCCGCCTTTTTGTGGAGGTCACTATGGCCGTCAGCAGCAAAGAAGCAATCGTTAATTTAGCGCTCCGGCGGATCGGTCAAAAAAAGATCAGTGACATCGATGACGCCGATGACACTGTAGCAGTAAAAGCCAATGACGTTTATGATATCCTTCGACAAGCGCTCCTGCGCGCATACCCATGGAACTTCTCAAAGAAATCCGCCATCCTTGGCCGTGTTGTAGATTCCGAAACCACCATCACAGGAGCCACCGCAGCTGACCCTGTTGTTATCACTGCTGCCAGCCACGGCTTATCCGATGACGATACTGTCTCAATCCGCGGCGTGGGCGGCATGATCGAGCTTAATGGCAAAACCTACACGGTAGCCAACGCCACCACCGACACCCTTGAGCTTGAGGATATTGATGGCGGGGATTATACGGCTTTCACTTCCGGCGGCACCATCGGCAAAGTCAGCGTTGTCGGGGATGAGGTAAATTGGGATAACCGGTATTATTTGCCATCCGACTATCTCAACATCTGGAGGATCAACGGCGAGCCGGAGAGCAGGATTAAATTTGCCATAGAAAATCCAAGCGGGTCCCGCAGAGAGCTTTTGACCGACGAGGATACCTGCCACATCAAATACATCTTCGATGTGGAGGATTACGAACTATTCGATGAAACCTTCGTAAAGCTCTTTGCGTTGCTGCTGGCCTCCAATCTGGCCTTTACCGTCAGCCAGTCCCGGACACTGGCAGAGGATCTGCAAGGGGAATATGAGATTGAGTTTGCGAAAGCCATGTTCGTAGATTCCTCCGAGGCGGGTACGCCAACAGATCCGATGCCGGATGAATCGTCCCCCATCATATCGGAGAGATCCTAATTGCCAAAAGCCAGCCATATCCAGACGAATTTAACTGCTGGCGAAATCTCGGAGAAAATATTTGGCCGGGTTGATGTCACAAAGTACGAGAACGGCGCCGAGCAGATTCAGAACTGGATAGTCACTCCCCCCGGTGGGGCGCAACGCACGCCTGGGACGTACTATGTCGGTCAGACCAGGGAAGCCACCGGGACCGGCCGCCTCATCCCCTTCCAGTTTTCCACCAGCCAGACCTACATGATGGAGTTCAGCGACGGCAAGATCCGCTTCTACCGGAATCAGGGGCGTATTGTCGAAACGGCTGTCAGCATTACCGGCATTACAAAAGCCAGCCCGGGCGTAGTTACCGCAGCTGCCCATGGGTACTCCAACGGCGATAGCGTTGTGCTTTCCGACATCGGAGGCATGACGGAGCTTAATGGGCGGGAGTTCAAAGTGGCCAACGTCGCGGCCAACACCTTTGAACTTACTGATATGCAGACCGATGCCGACATTGATACCTCCGGTTTCACCACTTATACGTCTGGCGGGGACTCAGAAAAAATCTACGAGATTACGCAGCCCTATGCGGACGCGGATCTGAATGATCTCCATTACGCGCAGACCGCTGATGTCATGTATATCGTCCATCAGGATTACTCACCCAGGAAGCTGACCCGCACCGGCCACACCGCATGGACGTTGACACAGTTGGAACCCAAGGACTTCACAAACGGACCCTATCTGCCCGATAACATCACTGCAATCACCATGGAGCCGGGAGCAACCACAGGCAACACAACTCTTACGGCTTCGGCTGCTTTCTTTACAGAGGACATGGTGGGATCTCTATTTAACCTCAATAGCGGATATTGCTATGTGACAGCGTACACTTCGACTACAGTGGTTGATATTACTGTCCTGTCCGATTTCGCAGACACCGTTGCAAGAACTGACTGGCTTGAGGGTGCCTGGTCTGATGAGAATGGATGGCCGCGCTGCGTGCAATTCTATGAGCAGCGCTTGGCCTTTGCCGGCACCACAGAAGAACCGCAGACCGCCTGGCTCTCTCAACCGGAGGAATACGAAAACTTTGAGGAGGGTAGCTCCGACGACGATGCCATCACCTACACCATCGCCACAGAGCAGGTCAATGCCGTCCGGTGGCTCTCTGCCGAGAAAGTTTTGCTTATGGGAACCTCCGGCGGCGTTTTCTCAGTTTCCTCCGGTACTGATGAGGTCCCGCTGACCCCAACGAATGTATTGGTCAAGCGCCAGACAACCTACGGTTGCCATACCATTGCGCCCAAAAAGATCGGTACCTTCAACTACTACATTCAGCGTGATACCCTAACCATGCGGGAGCTTGCTTTCAACTTAGAGAAGGATTCCTACGAGGCGGGGGATATTACTATTCTATCCGATCACATCACCGGTCCGGGCGAAGGCATTATCGCCATGGACTACCAGCAATCCCCTTACAATATCCTCTGGTGTGTGCGCGATGACGGAAAGCTGGCCACCCTGACGCGACAGATTGAGCAGGAGGTTGCCGGCTGGACTGAGCAGACCACTGACGGAACCTATAATAGTGTTGCGGTCATTCCAGCGCAAACCGCCACCGAAGGGGATGAGGTCTGGTTCATTGTCCAGCGCACCGTCGATGGCGTCACGCGCGGGTATGTGGAATATCTCAAGCCCTTCTATTGGGGTACCGACGACGATGACGCATTTCATGTCCATTCGGGTCTGACCTATTCCGGAGCAGCTGCTTCCACTCTAACCGGCCTCAGTCACCTGGAGGGTGAAACGGTTGATGTGTATGGTGATGGCGCCGCACTCGACCAAGCGGTGGTTTCCGATGGAGCAATCACCGTTAAGGATGGAGGAACCACAACAACAGTCACTAAAGCCCAGGTCGGTTTGCCTTACACTTCCACAATCAAGACGTTGCGCCTGGAAGCCGGCAGCGCCATCGGGACCGCGCAGGGGATGTTTAAGCGGGTCAACAATGTCATTGTCCGCGTCAAAGACACGCTGGCACTTAAGGTGGGTGACACGGATAGTCAGCACGCTCAGAGCATTTCCAGCGTCACCACCGGGGATATTGAGGCGCATCTGGATTCAGGGTGGGACACCAAGGGTCAAGTCATCGTAAAATGCGACAGTCCGGTGCCGTGTCATGTGCTGGCAATCATTAAACAGCTAATCACAGAGGATAGGTGATGGATCCAGCTACACTTATGCTTTTGATGTCAACGGTTACGCAAGCGGCGGGAACTGCCACCCAAATCATCGGGCAGCGCCGCAAGTATGAATATTCAAAACAAATCGCTGACTACAACTCTCAGATTGCCCTCCAAAACGCCAAGCTCATCATGCAGGGAGCGGACCTACAGAAAGAGCGAGGCAGGAAATACAAAGAAACTTTCACCTCAAAGCAGCGCGCTCTCTACGCTAAAGCCGGGGTCAGAAGCACCGGCAGCGCTTTCGATGTCATGGTGAATACCGCCGCAGAGATTGAGTTGGATCTCCAAATTGATTACTTCAATTCTCAAATTGCAGCAAGGCGCGAAGTGGTGCAAGCAGGGATTGATAAATCGCAAGCGGATATGTTCAAGTATCTTAAATTCGTTGAACCATTGTCTACCGGGATCCAGGGGATGGGTAAAATGTTCCAATCAGGCTTACTTGCTACAAGAAACGTAAATCAACCAACAGCCACAAGGACTCAAGCGGAAGGTGCGTTTTCAACACTCGACCAACCCTGGGCTAATCCATAATGCCTAAAATCCCACAATATCAAGGTGAAAAGAAAATAGCGCCTCAACGGATTGCTCCTCGCGTGCCTCCTGGGTTGATGTCAGGATACGGTCAAGCCATAGAAAAAGTAGGGGATGCGCTCCTGGCGGTAGAGGAGCAAACCCGGAAGGTTCGTACCGTCCATGAAGTAACGCGCTCTACTGTAGAAGCCAACAAGCAGATCATGCAGATCCAGACCGAAGCCCTCCAGGACCCTGATCTGGACCGAACCCTCCCGGAGTACCAAGCGCGGATTCGCCAGGTGGCCAACGAATCCGGCAACATGATCTCAGATCCGATGGCGCGCTTGCAGTTTAATGCCAGGATGTCCACCGACATCACCGCCTTGGATTTCAAGCTCGGCGCGGAGGCCAGGAAAACACTCAGCGTCAAAGCGAAGGCAGCCCTTGAGGACAGCATCGAGATTGCGAAGGAGCGCTATCATCAGGCGCCCAATCAGAAGCTCAAGGAGCAAATCGAGCAGCAGGTAAACATGGAAATCCTGGAGCATGTTGAGAGCAAGGCAATAAATCCGCTTGAGGGTAAGAAACTCCTGGAATCCCTTGGTGATGATTTCAGGATCTCAGACATTGAGAAGCGGATCAGTGCCGATCCAGAAAGCGCCAGGCAGATTCTACGAGCCGGGCAGCATGGCATTGATGATCCCAAGAAGGTACAGGAGCTTCTGAAAAAGGCGGATGCCGCTTTTCACAAACAGATCAAGGCCGGAGAGAAGCTCCTGTCGGATATGCACGACCGCAACGAAATGGACATGATGAACCTGCTCATGGATGACAAACTCTCCCTCGAACTGGTGGAATCGATGGCCAACACCAGTGATGTCACTCCGGATTTTGCTGCCGCCCTGGAAGAAAATCTGCTGTCCGATAAACGCTATGTGGAGGTGTCCGATAAACGAATTGAGAATGAACTCCATAAGCAGGTTTACTCGGATAAGGGGCGAACCAGCAAGGACACCCGCGAACTCATGCTCGATCTTATAAAAGCCAACACCCGCGGGGAGTTGACCGTTGAGGACATGAGAGCAATGGCGGGGGTCATTGATTCCGAGTTTCAGGATGCTTCGCTCAAGGCCAGGAATAACCTTTTTGGGCGGTACTGGCGCATGATCGAAAAGTGGGTCAACACCATCGGTGACGGCCATCCAGAAACCATCCTGCGGATGTCCAAGAAGGCCATCGAGAAGTTCCAAAAGGGCGACATCGATGAGAAGGAGATGAGCCAGGAGGTCAAGGGTCTGATCCAGGAGGAGATCCGGCGCCAGCGGCCGGAACTCTTGGCCGTAGAGGGCGAGGTTGATGCCATCGCAGATGAAGGCGGGATCAGCCAGCTGACAGATACCGAGGTTCCAGCGGAGATCGAAGAAGCCAAAAAGAAGGCAGAGGCAGCCGGTAAGATCCTAGTCCGCCAGAAGTCTGATGGGGTTTTTGGCACCATTACGCCAAAGGAGTACGAAGAAGCCAAGGAGCAATTCGATAAGTTCTGATGCCATTTGAAGCCCTTGAAAAACAGCCCCTTTGGAAGCCCAACGGATCAGAGGTAAAAGAAGGTCCCGCTACTGGGTTTGAACCGCTCGAGAAGCAGCCGGGGGGCGCTGAACAGGCCACTATGCGGATCCTTGTAGCTGACAGGGGAGAAGTCGCTGAGATCCCTCGATCTGCCACCAGGGACCAGGTTGAGGATGCTCTGGCCGGCTTCTATGCTGAGGACCCTTCTGAGGTTCCTGGCCTGTTTCCTGAGCATGAGGAGCAGTGGAAAGGGCAAGGTTCCATCGGTGTTCATGAGCTTGCCAAGCGCCGGGACCTCCTGGAGCTATCGCAGCTTGTCCCGGTCTATGGAACCGTCGAGGATGCCATTGATTCCGTTTCCCTGCTGGCTACCGTCAACCGCTTGAAGGCCAACACTTACGGCGCCGATGCCGACACCAAGCAGAAGGATGTCCAGCGCGTAGTCCAGTTCCTTCTCTTATCCGAGGAGGAGCGGGTGCGCGGGTACACCATAGGCGGCCGGATCATGAGTGGCGCCTCCCATGTGCCGGCATTTATCGGGGAGTTCCTTCTTACTGGCGGTCTTGCCTCAATCGGCAAGGAAGCCTTCAAGAGGTCCGTAGCTCAGATTGCAAAAGGCATCATCAAATCCAGCGCCGATGACATCACCAAGGCATTTGTAAAAAGCCAGGTAGCGCGGGGGGCAACAAAAGTCGGGGCAGCCATGGCAGGATCAGCTACCCGATTCCCGGCCTTCACGCAATACGCGGTCAACAAGTATGCTCAGGACCGGGTGCAGGGATCCATCGAAATGACCGAAAAGGGCGAGGTCCTGCTGAAAGACATGGAGGAGAAGCCCTACACGACGTTCATGCGCGCGGCCGCAGACACCTACATCGAAATCTTGAGCGAGGTAGCAGGACCCGGAATCAAGGCTGTTGGCGCCAAGGCGCTTCGCCCCATAGGGGGCATGATCCCCAAGAAGATCGCTACTCGACTTGCCCCTATCATGCGCCGGATGAATCCAGGCAAGAAGGCCGAGAATCTGTTTACGCGCGCGGGGGTCAGCGGCTTCCTGGAGGAGTACGGAGAGGAGCGCCTGGGGGGTTTCCTGCGCGCCACCTTCAACGTCAACGACTTCGGGACCGGAGAGGGCGCCAACGTCTTTGACCGGATCGTGGCCTCTTGGCCACAGGGAGAGGATGCCCTGGTAGAGATCGGGGTGCTGGCCTTCCCGCAGGGAGCGCGCCTTGGGGTTTCTGAGGGTTTCAACTTCGTGGCGAGGCGCAAGGAGGCCAAAGCAGCCGAAGTAGAAAAAAAGGCCGCTGAGAAGGCCAAAATTGAAGAAAAGCCCCCCATCCCGCCCACTGAGGCACCGGTCCCCCCAACCGCACCAGAAGCCCCCGCAGTAGCCGAACCTACGCCCCCTGTGGTGGAGGAGCCGGAGGCCAAGGTATTGCGGGAGCGAGAGGAGGAGATCGAAAAGGAAGCCCCCGAAACCGAAGCCGAGGCCGAAGCCCGGATTGCCCAGGAAGATTTGATTGAGGACGAATACCTCACCGAAGAAATCAAGCGAATCGGCAAATTCCGAAAGACCAAGGATATCCAGGAGGAGCAGCGCGCGATCCCCCGCATTTTCATCACCACCGACCCCAACGCAAAGACAATGGATGAGGTGGCCACCGATCTGAAAATGACCCAAAACGAGCTTCTGGAGCGGGTCAAGCAAATCGGGGAACAACTCAAGGGCAGAAAAGCGCGGGTCAGCGCAGCCAAGCAGACGGTCAAGCAATTCGAGAAAGTTGAGCGCCTACGCCAGAAGCGCGCAGCCATCAGGGAAAAGGCCAAGCAGAAGAAGGCAGACATTGAGCAGATCAAGCGGGACCTGATCGAATACATCACCAAGAACCTTCGCCTTGAGGAGCGCGGCCGCAAGGAGCTTTTCCAGAAGGTCAAAAACGTCAAGAATCAGGAACAGCTTACCAAGGCGCTTGACCGGGTGGATGAATTGGCCGAGCTTCAAGCGCAGCGCTTCCTCATTGGCAGAATCAAGAAGGAACTGGACACCGCCAAGATCCGCAAGGTGTCCGGCCGGCCGGTAGGCAAGTTCACCGCCAAGACGCAGCAGCTTCTTGACCTCTCCCGCCAAGCGTTCAAAATGACGCCGGAGCAAGCGGCAGAGGCCATCCAAAAGAATGTTGAGCAGTACGCTGACCAGATCCCCCCTTCTGAGATTGCCCTCCAGAACAAGGTCCTCTCCACCATGGCCAGAGCCAGAACCATGACCAGTGTTGAGCTTGCTAAGGTGCTTAGTGTAATCCGGTCCTTCAAGGAGGGTGGCCGCAAGGCGAGGCAAGAGCAACTTCTCCGCGAGGAAGCAGACCTGGACGCCAAGCGCGAGATCGCCAGGCACGTCATTGAATCGGCAATACCGGCAGAGCGGATCCCCACATCCCGAGGCGAGAACGCAGACGACAAGCTCTTTGGGTGGTGGAACCGCATGACCGCCCACTTCTTAGGATGGGACAACTTGATGAACCGGCTCTCCTCCGGGGACCGCACCACCACCACCAACCAGTCGGATCTTTCCAAGATTGCGAAAGTATCTCCGACTGAAACTGCGGAGAAAAAAGGTGTCCGATTACAGACCGAAAAATTCCTCAAAATGTTTGATGCTGCTTTCGGCACTAAGACCAGCAACCAACGCAGAAAGAAATGGGCGAAGGATGCCAAACGCAAAGAGCTTGGCACCTTTAAGAACGAAAAGGGACAGAAGATCAAGCTGGAACTCTCCGTGGCGGAAGCGCGAAAGCGGGTCATGGAGTTTCGGGATCCAACGCTGATCGACACCTTTACTGACGTGCGCGGTATGGCCTATACCTCTGAAATGATGAAGGCCATCGAGGGGATGTTGAGCAAGCAAGATCAGGCATTTGTGGACGCGCAGATGGATTTCTACCGAGATTACTACGTCGAGTTCAATATCCCCTATTCCGAAGCGTATGGTGTCAACCTGCCGCAGAACAGGTATTACAGCCCCATCGCCAGGAAGTCTGCCAAGAAGGAAGCACTGGTCGGTGAGTTCATGGATGAGATCCAGTTGCGTCGCTCGATAGTGCCAGGCGCTGCAAAGCTCCGGGTCCGTACCCTGGCAGAGATCCGGCAGCAGAACGATGTTGATGTCTTTATCAAGCACATCACCCAGGTTGAGCATTTCAAGGCGTGGAGGAAAACTATCCGGATGCTCAATTCCATCTTCGGGGATGCTGAGATCCGGGATGCCATCAGGGAAACCCGCGGCGCCGTTACCCTACGGATCATTGATAGGTATATCGGGCGCTTCACGCGAGGCAACCGCAATCTTGAGGAAACCTGGCTGGATCATGTTATCAACACCATCAAGAATAACTATACGATCTCGGTGCTGGCCATCAAGGAGGCTATCCAAATCAAGCAGCTTGTATCCTTCCCGGCTTATGCTGATGCCATTCCGGTTGTGGATTTTGTGGAAGGGCTGCTTGACTTTGCAAAAACTCCCTCAAGCGCAATAGAAAAAACAAAGTTGCTTGCTCAATCTGAGGTCATGCAAGCGCGCGGCCTGGGCTTTACTCCTGAGCTTCAGGAAGCCCTGCGGGATAAATCATTCTCTCTCTTTAAGCGAAGTCCCACATGGGCAAGCAGAGCATTGATCCTCACTCGAATCGGGGACCGCGGGGCGATCTACTTCGGCGGCTGGAGCATCTACCGCTACCACCGCAAGCTCGGCAAAAGCCATGAAGAAGCAATGCGAATGTTCGAGGATGTCACCAGCGAAACTCAGCAATCCGCTGACCTCTCTCAGCTTTCAGAGTTCCAATCCGGCAACTCATTCCAGCGCCTCTTTGCCGTATTCCTCTCAGCGCCTAACCAGTATTTCAGGAAGGAACTCACCGCCTATGAGGATCTGATCGCTGGCCGGATGCCGGTCAAGCAGTTCGCCAAGCGCATCATGATCTACCACTTCATCCTGCCGATGCTGTTTCAATTCATAGTAGATGGCCTGAAATGGAAAGAGGATGAGCAGAAACGCGCAGCGATTCTTGGATCCCTGAATGGCTTTTTTGTTATTGGTCAACTTCTCGATGGACTCATCCGGGCAGCACTCAGGATGAAACCTTGGCGGGTTGGAACGGTGCTGGACAGTCTGATTGAGGACAGTATCCGGATGATGTCGAAACTGACAGCAGACGATCTCACCGATCAGGATTTTTGGGAAGCGGTCGAAGATGGCGTTTCGCTTGCCGGAAAGGGTACTGGTGTTCCAGCTCAACAGGTCATGAACATGAAAAAGGGGTTTGATCTGATCGCTGACGGTGAGGTTGAGAAGGGTGTTAAGCTGATCGCCGGCTGGTCCGAGTATATTCTGGACGGACCGGAGAATCGCAAGGGTGGCCGTAGATTCAGAAAGTGATGTTAAAATGCTCTTGATAGGAGGAATTCATCATGACTACAGAAGTAAAGCCGAGTATTCGCAAACAAATGGCGGAGGACGCCAGAGTGGATAAGATCGACGATTATGAGAAGCGGATTTCAAAGCTGCGCCAAGAGTACCTGTCCTATGAGAAGGCAATCTTTGAGGCCAAGAAAACGCTTGCGGATGTCAACAAGCAAATAGCGGATGCCAAGCAAGCCGCAACGCAGGAAAAGCAGAGTGAGCTAGGTCCGCTTGAGAGTGACAAGAATAACCTTGAGAGCGACATCAGGCGGCTCACCGCGCGCAAGGATACCCTCAAAAGAGAGGTCCAGCAGATTGAGGAGCAGCTTTCCAGGGACCGGGAAACCCTACGGACCTTGATGGCTGGTGTCGAGGAGGAGAAACGCGACGCTGCCGGCAAGCTGGCCGAAGCGGAGAAAACACGCACAGAAGCCCACCAAAGATTAAAAGAGGTCAACGCTCGGGAAGCAGAGCTTACCAGGATCGTTGAGCAGAACGAGGGTGTCCTGGCCAGCATCAAACAGGCCACCCAGGACCAGGAGCAGAAGAAAGCTCAGGTCAACGCTCTGCTGGAGGAGATCAAGTCAAATCGCTTGGCAGAGGGCAAAGCCAAAGAGGAGGCAGAGGCAGCCAAGGCCGCAGCCGAACAAGCCAGGCAGAAGCTCCTGATTGCCGAGCGCGAGAAGGCAGAGTTGGCGGCCAAGCAAAAGGAAGCTGAGGACAGGTATCAAGCTGCCAAGGATCTCCATGAGGCCGCGGAAGTTCTCAAGAACGAGAACGTGACCAAGGAACTTGCGCTGCGTGATGTGGAGGATAGGTTGAATCGAGGGACCGCACAGCTTCGACAAGCGCAAGCGAAATTCGCTGAAGAAGTAGAAACGCACCGCAGAAACACAGGAGGCGACAATGGCTAATCCACAAACTCATGTTGTAACACTGGATCTAATTGACCTAGAGACAGGGGACGAACTTGCTGTGGCCAGCACCGCCACCGCATATTCAAAATCCTTTCTCTGGCCGCGGGGGTCCAGCTTTTCGCTTGAGTACCAATTCACATCTGATGGTTCGGTTGATGTGAAGGTGGAGATTGAATCCGGGACATCAGCGCCAACCACAGAGGGATCAGCAGACACCGATAACTATGCCGTTGGCAATACCATCAGCAGCGGGATTACTGACGAGGTGACGCATTTCACTGCGCCATCCCCGACGGTATCTCAATTCTGCCGGCTGAAATTGACCGGGCAGGGGTCCAACGCCGCATCGACGGTACTGAGCAAACTTAAACTCCACTACGTCCCGGCTGATTAGAAGGAGGCACCATGAGCGGCTACAAAGGAGCCGAACCTCCGGTGAAAACTGTCTCTCAGGAGAGTATGTCAAAGACAGCTAAAGAGCATCTTCATCGGGAACTTGCCGCCACCCAGCGCAAGATCCGGCAAGCCAATGGGCAGCTTGCCAAGCTGGAGGAAACCGAGAAAGCCCGCGTCTTGGCATCCAACCTGGACATCGCTACCAAGAAGGAACTCGTCGCTAAGCTCAACAAAGAGCTTGCGGACCTCCGCAACCGCATCGCCTCCGAAACCAAGTATTACGATGAGAGGAAGGCCGAATGGGAGCGGGAGATCCAGACGGCCATCGAAAGAAAACAGGGCATTGAGGCAGATACAGAGAAGGAGAAGCTAGACCTCTCGGACCAGTTTTCAGAGGTGGGGGCGCAGCGGCATGAGAACGAAAGCACCCGGACCGCGCTTGCTGCTCAAACCGCTCAGATCAAGGAGCGCTGGAAGGAGATTGCCAGATCAGAATCCCACCTCAAGGACCTACAAGAGAGCTGCACCAAGCTGGAAGCCAACCTGGAATACCGCAAGGCCAATCTTGAGGATCTGATAAAAGAAAACCAGCGCTTGATTGAGGAATCCAAAAAAGCGAAGGCAGAGGCACAGGTAGTCATCCAGGGCGCAGAGGCCAAGCTCAAAGAGCTTCAAATCGCTACCGAGGAACGCCAGAAGTTTGACACGGCAGTTAAAGCCAACGATGAGCGCAGCGCTGCCTTAGACGCAGAGGCCGCGCGGCTTCAAGAGGAAGAAAACCGCCTCTCTACCTGGAACCGCTCTCTCCAGCAATTTAATGCCACGCTCACGCATCGAGAGAGAGCGATCAAGCAAGCAGAGAAAGGCATTGCAGAAGAAGATTGAAGCGCCTAGCAATTGCCATAGGGCTGATTCTGGCACTGGCCGGCTATGCTCATGCGGACGGCTACACATGGGATTCCGGTTATAAAGGAGATGTCCCCCCCGCTTCTGCAATCGAAGTAGACACCACCCTTTTCGACAACAACCTCTCGGTTACTGATGAGGATGTTCAAACTGCCCTCGAAACCATCGATGATCTCACCCTTCATGATGCCGTCACCGTCACCGACACCACCACCATAGACCTCACCCTCACTGGTCAGGACATCAAAGCAGACGGCCTCTACACCGCAGGGGATGCCCTTACCCTCACCGGAGCAGACTTCGACTTTGATGGTGGTGCTACCCCAGGAGGTGACTTAAGCAATACTTGGGCTGATCCACAGGTAGACGATGATTCTCATAACCATACCTCCACTACCATTTCTGGTCTAGACATCTCAGACGACACCAACCTTGCCGTAACCTCTCCTGTTGTCCTGACAGATGATACCCTCTCGCTCAACCAAGACGCTGGTACGGATGTTACCGCTGACCTAGAGGAAGAAACCCACGCTTCCGAACACGCTGTGGGTGGAGCTGATACTGTATTCCCCGCTGACCCCAACGCAGACAAGTTCCTGAAATGGAATGACACGGGTGGTGCGATTGAGTGGGCGGATGACAACAATACTCAGCTTACGGAGGAGCAGGTTGAGGACTTCGTGGGTGGTATGCTTGGCGGTACAGAAACGCTTATCTCAGTGGATTACCAGGATGCAACCAACGACATAGACTTCGTGGTGAACGATGATCTCTCCCTGTATGACAACGCAACCTCTGGTTTTATTACAACTACCCTAACTCAAGAGGAAGTAGAGGACTACGCTGGTGCTTTGATGGCCAATGCCACAGGTACCCACACAGGCATATCCGTCACCTACCAAGATGCCACAGGTGACATGGATCTTGTGGTGGATCATGATGCTGCCTCTAACTTTGTTGCCGCTGAACATGTGGATTGGGCCGCTGCTTCTGCTGGAACAATCCATACCGACAACTATATAGAAAATGCCACGCATACCGGAGAGGTAACTGGTTCTGGTGCGTTGACTATTGCCGATAGCGTAACGGTAACAGGTTGGGTCATGGGTGCTTCCACCGCTACTACTCCTGCTGCCGATGACAACGATACCTCCTTAGCTACCACCGCCTGGTGCGAAACTACCCAGGATTACCTCAAGACCTCCGAGCTTTCGGGAGCGGAGACCGACCCTATCTACTCTGCCAATTCCTACGCCGTAGGCATGGATCAGGATGTAGATACCACTGCTACTCCTACCTTTGCTGGTCTTGCTTCTACGGGGGATATAGACGTAGATGCTGCCAATGGGAACATTACTCTACAGCATCCAGGTGGAGATGAGTTTGGTTGGCATACAGAAGCTGGCTCCATTATGTATTTGAAGAACAACACCGACCGCAAGGGCTATCTCCTAGCCGATGCTGACCACCGTCTCTACCTGGGTACTCAGGACGGCGTAACAGGTGACATCCTCTCCCTAATCGTCCGTACAGATGGTACAGGGGATACTGAGGTACAGCTTCCCAGCGACTCCATCGGCAATACGGAGTTAGATGAGAGCCAATCCTATTCTATGGCTGGCTTAACCATGTCAGGTAATATCGCGATGGCAGATGACACCTGGATAGGGATTGGTTCTCCCAACAATGCCAGACTAGAGTTTGATGCTACGCCATCTCCCGATACCATAGATGTCTGCGATGCAGAGCTGAGGATTAGCGGTAACACATCCTTTTACATTGGTGGCGCTGATGGGACTGCTGAGATTGGCAGATTATACAACAGCGCGGGTGACTTAACCTTCGAAGGAGATGGGAACCGAGATGTGGCCTTCGGTTCGGAGAACCATCCTAAGGTGCTTTTTGTAAATGGGCTTTATGAGATGGTTGGTATAAATGACACTTCTCCCGACAAAGCGTTAGAGGTTATAGACGACTCTGGTACGCAGTTAAGGTTAACACATACGGATACCGTTGATCACTGTGATTTCGGAGTAGATGGCGACGGTTATCTTGGCATAATGCCTTCGGGTGGTAGGGTAGGTATTGGAACAACGAGTCCAGGTGGCAAACTCCACCTCGCCTCAAGCAATGCTGATTTGGAAGCTATATTTGATACCTATGATAACGGAGTAAAAGAAGGCACTTTTAGAATAAGGAAGTCCGACACCGACACTATCGGCACAGCGGCTTCAACTGACGACACCGATGGTTTAGGGCAGGTTGTTTGGCAGGGTGTAGATGCTGCCACGAACTTTGACTATGGGGCAAGGATTCGAGCTGTCCAGAACGGAGCTGCTTCAACTTATGTTCCTACTGACTTATTTCTCTACACCTACAGCGATGCTTCGATAAA